ATCTAATACATATTGTAGACAATAAAGCAGTTCTTAGTGGATATGCTTTAACTGTAATAGAGTTTAAAGAGCTAAAACCAAAAGAACTTGCTTTTGTATATTTTACAACAGATCATAAATCACCTTTTTCTGTATATGAATGGGAACAACGTGTAATTGAAGTAAAAAATAGTATATTTGGAGCAGATAGTAAGTTTACACCTAACTCTAAAGTGTTAGCAGCGTGTAAAAAGTATGATAAATTAATAGAAACATCTGCAGTTAGATTATTAAGAGCTGCAAGAGAATCTGTAATAAAATTAGAAAAATACTTTAGAGATATAGACTTAACTTTAATAGATGATAATGGAAGACCAATTTTTCATGCAAAAGATTTAATTAATAATTTAGAAAAAATGGGAAAAGTAGTAGACGGTCTTAGAAATTTAGAAGAAATAGTTAAAAAAGAAGAACAAGCTGCTAATACAAATAGAGGTGGAATTGAAGTAAATAAATATAGTATGTAATGGATTATTTAGAAGATCTAGAGCTTTACAATGAAGCAATGCAAAATGCTTATATGATAATAACTAAGAAAAAGACTATTGATGATATTTATTATGATTTAGAGAGTGATAGCATAGACCGCTTTCCTTTACCTTTTGATCCTATCATGGATGACGGTAGAACTCCAGATATAATAGATATTGTAATAGAATATTTTACAAGTACAGAAGAATACGAAAAATGTTCAGAATTAGTTAAAATAAAACGTAAATGCTTAAAGACACAGACAGAGTCAGACCTGCCGCCGTTAAATTTATAGCAAGCGGGCACTATACATCTGCACTTCCAGGAACTAGAGAGTATTATGAGTTTTGGGATGAAGAGCAAAAACGATGTATGTATGGATATAAAGTAGATGAACTACATATTACAGGATTTCATTATTTTTATTTAAATTATTGCCCTATTGATAGAGCTGTAGATGAGATAATGCCAGATGGTACTATACAAGCTAGGCGTGAGCGTACATTTCCTAGATTTTATGATGGAGATTATGAATATTTCCATGAAATAGACAAAGCTAGGTCACAGAATAAACATATGATAGTTTTAAAAGCAAGACGTAAGGGATACTCTTACAAAGCTGGATCTATGCTTGCTAGAAATTACTTTTTTGTTAGAAATAGTAAAAACTTTGTATTTGCGTCTTCTAAAGAATTTTTAATTGGTGATGGACTACTCTCAAAAGCTTGGGAGTTTTTATCTTTTATAGATGACCATACTGCATGGGCACAGCCAAGATTAAGGGACAGAGAAATGCATAAAATGTCTGGATATAAAAAGAAAGTAAATGGAATGGAGATAGAAATGGGTATGAAATCTCAAATTATAGGTGTATCTCTAAAAGATAATCCAGATAAAGTAAGGGGTAAAGCAGGTGAGCTAGTATTTTTTGAAGAAGCAGGATCTTTTCCTGGATTGTTAAAAGCATGGGAAGTAACAATGCCAACAATGAGACAAGGTGCTAAAACATTAGGAATGATGGTAGCTTTTGGTACAGGTGGTACAGAAGGATCTGATTTTGAAGCTATGGAAGAAATATTTTATAACCCAGCAGCATATGATTGTATGGATTATGAAAATGTGTGGGATGAAGGAGCAATAGGAACAAGATGTGGGTATTTTATTCCAATACAAAAAAATTTAGATGGATTTATAGATGATAACGGTAATTCTAAAGAGCAACAAGCTATAGAATACGAAGAAACAATGAGGGAAAAGAAAAAAGGTGCTGCAGATGCAAAATCTTTAGACCAATATATAGCTGAGCATCCTTTTTCACCTCAAGAAGCTACATTACAAATAACAGCTAATTTATTTGACATAGCATCTTTACAAGAACAGTATAATAATGTAAAAGCAAGAAATTTACAAGCAATAGGTACAGCAGGAAGGTTTTACCACAATGAAAAAGGAGAAGTTAAGTTTAAAATAGATGGAGATCTAAAACCTATAACTAAATTTCCACATAGAAAAGATGATGATAAAACAGGAGCAGTTGTAATATATGAATCACCTTATAAAAACGAGGCACAACAAGTTCCAGTAAATTTATATGTAATATGTCATGACCCTTATGGTCAAAATCAATCAGCAGATAGCACATCTTTAGGATCAGCATATGTATTAAAAAGACCTAACAATTTATCACAACCAGATGATATAATTGTAGCATCATATGTAGGAAGACCCCATACACAAGACGATTATAACAGAAATTTGTTTATGTTAGCAGATTATTATGGGTGTAAGATAGGATTTGAGAATGATAGAGGAGAAGTAATAGCTTATGCTAAAAGATTTAGAAAAATGCATAAGTTACAAGAAGAATTTGAGATGTTAGATAAAAAAGAACTAAGGAGTAAGAACGTAAAACGTCAATATGGTATGCATATGACAGAAGCAAGGAAGCGTCAAGGTGAGATATATATAAGAGATTGGCTAAACACAGTTAGGAGTACAGACCAGTCAGGAAAAAAATTATTAAATTTACATAAGATATATGATCCTGCTTTATTGACAGAACTAATTAAATTTAATCATAAAGGTAACTTTGACCGCGTAATGTCACTAATGATTGGTATGTATCACACAAGAGAATTGTATAATGCAGAAGTTAAAGATATATTAGAAGACAGAGCTACAGATAAATGGTTTGAACAAAATTATTATTAATATGAATAGAAAAAAAGATTGTGAACCTTATAACCCTCTACCAGAATACTTGGCGATTGGACCATCAAATATACATGGAGCAGGGATCCTAGCAAAAGAAGATATTCCGGGAGAGGTAGTTATAGGTGTTACACATATTTACGATCCAAACTTTCAACACAATTATATTAGAACTCCATTAGGAGGATTTATTAATCATAACGAAAATGCAAATTGTGAATTACTAGATAAAGATGAAGATTATCATTACAAAGTAATAAAAACATTACGTAAGATAGAAGCAGGGGAAGAACTAACTTTAAAGTATAGTCTTTATGATATTTGTAATTACTTATAGTGGTATATCTATAATACTAGTACAGTAATTAGTATTGAGGCTAAAACAGAAGAAAAAAATAGGTAAATTTGTAAATTATGGGATACGATAAAATACCGAGACAAAAACTCTCGATTAACAAGAAAAATAAGAAATGGGGAGAAGAATGTGTGGAGGCATTTATAGACCTTTCTAATTCAGGTCAAACACATTCTAAACAAAAGAACGACCTTAAGATATTATATGATTACTATAACGGTGTAATTGATGAGGCAGATTATAATTACGTATTAAAGCCTTACGGCAAAGCTCGTAAGAACTTCCCTTCTGAAATGCGTAACTACCCCATTATTAAACCCATAATTGACCTTCTTCTAGGGGAAAAATCAAAAAGACCTCTCAATTATACTGTTACAGTACAAAACTCAGACGCCCTTACTTTAAAAGAAATGGAAAAGTCTGAAGCAATAGCACAAAATTTAAGGCAAAGCTTTTTACAACAAGTACAAGCACAAGGAGTAGATATAGGTGCTAATATGGAAGAGATACCAACTCCTAAACATATTGCAGACATGTTTGAAAGTTCTTATGTAGACAATAGAGCTATATTAGGGCAAAAAACTTTAAACTATGTTATGCAAGAGCAAGAAGTTTATGATAAAATACAAAAAGCTTGGTTTCATTATTTAGTAACTGGTGAAGCATATACACAAAGAGGTGTAAGAAACGGAGAACCATATTATTCAGTATTAAATCCTTTAGATGTAGATTATGATCTTGATCCAGATTTAGAATTTGTAGAAGATGGTGATTGGGCATTAGTTAGAAAGTATGTACATGCATCTACAGTTATTGATGCATATTATGATAGTTTATCAGAACAACAAATACTAGAACTTGAAGAGCCAAAACATTCTGAAGGTGATATTTCTTTTTTATATGCTAATTCAGCAAATAAAGATACAAATGCATTTAGAAATAGATTAATTGAAGTTGTAAATGTATATTGGAAGTCTAGAAAAAGAATAGGATTTTTAACTTATTTAGATCAAGAGACTGGAAGCATTGAAGAAGTAGAAGTTGATGATGGATTTAGAATGCCTAAAGAATTAAAAGAACAAGGAGCAGAATTAGAATGGAAATGGGTAAATGAAGTATGGGAGGGTACAAGAATAGACGGTAGAATTTATATAAACATTAATCCTATTCTTAACCAAAGATTATCTATAGACAATCCATCTAAATGTAAACTACCTATTAATGGGAGAAGATATTCTGATACAAACTCTAAAAATATATCATTAGTTAAACTTGGGATACCTTATCAGTTAAATTATAATATATATAAATACAGATTAGAACTTGCTATTGCAAGAAGTAAAGATATAATTGCACAGTTTGATATTAACATGATTCCTAAAAAATGGGACATGGATAAATTTATGTATTACGTAGAAGGTACAGGTATTGCTTGGGTAGACTACAATAAAGAAGGGATACAACTAAATCCACAACATCAATCTGTTATGGATATGTCTATAAAAACTATTAGTCAATACATTACTTTACTAGACTCTATATTAATGGAGTGGGAAAAAATATCTGGTGTAAGTAGACAAAGACAAGGTGAGATTGGAGCATATGAAGGTAAAGCATCTTCACAACAAGCTATATTACAATCATCACACATTACAGAAGATTTATTTAGAAAGTTTGAAAGAATGGAACAAAGAGATTTCCAAGCTTTACTAGACTATTCTAAAGAAGCATGGCTTACAGGTAAAAAAGGAATGTTTGTAATGCCTGATGGTACTACAGATTTCTTAGATGTAAATAGCATGCAACATATGGAAACTAACTATGGTATATTTGTTTCTGATGCAGGTAAAGATCAAGAAAAACTACAAAACATTAAAGGATTAACACAAGCTATGATGCAAAATGGTGCTAAGCCAGGAGATATAGCTGAAATGTTAGATTCAGATAGTTTTACTGAAATTAAAAAGAATCTTAAACTTGCAGACAAAGCAAATGAAGAATTAGAACAAGCTCAACAACAAGCTCAACAAGAACAACAGCAAGCACAATTACAAGCACAACAACAACAATTAGAAGCTGATATGATTGAAAGAGAAAAAGATAGACAAAAAGATATTGAGATTGCTTTAATAAGTGCAGAGTCTAAAGATCAAACAGATGCTAATTCTCTTAATTTAGAAAAAATGATTCAAGATTTTGAACTTAAAAAACGAGAGTTAGAATTAAAAGAGCAAGAGTTAGAATTAAAAATGAGAGGAGACATGGATTCTAATGCACTTAAAAGAGAAGACATAGAAAGTAAAAAAGAAATAGCAAAACAGAATGCTAACAAACCAAGATAGAAGAGCTATACTAGAACAGGTAAAAACATCTGAATCTGGAGATATAATGGCAGCTCTTCAAGGTCAACCAGTTTTACCTCAACAAGAACAAATGCAAGAACAGCAAGTTCAACAAGAACCTGCATCTATACCCCCAACTACTCCTTCTCCAGTTAATAATGTAAGTATGGAGACTCCTCCAGTAGGGCAAGATTCTTTAGTAAATAGTTTTAGTAATACATCCCCACAAATACAAGACTTACCAACAGGATC